GTCCCGCTCGATCGCGTTGTGAACGATCATCGTTCCGCCGACCTTTGGAAGCGTGTTCATGTTCAGATTTTCTGACCGACAAACAAGATCGTGTAGTCGCCCGGGAACAGGTTGGTGAGCCTGTCCTCGATGACGTGAATCCCGAGCGTTGACGCCCACTCTGACAGTTCACCGACCCTCGATTCGTGCTTGTGAGCACAATTCGGTGGCTGACCTTTCGCAATCGCCTCAGCCCACAGGGTCTTGTCAGGAACGAGGATGACCAGATAGCCGCCCCTCTTCAGCACTCGAACCCATTCGAACAGGAGTGGGCGCCAATCAAGGAAGTCCTCGATCAGGTGGCTGCTGAAGACGAAATCGAGGACTTGGTTCCTGAACGGAAGATCCCTGGCATCGCCTCCGAATTGAATCGCTCGCGCCGGATCCATGCCGCTGTGGTATTCGCCATAGTCGCGTGGCGGAAGATCCATGGCGATCGCCCATGGAACCACAGGCTTTGCTCCGCAGCCAACATCGACCCCGTTTCCCTCGAGGTACTTTTCGACGACTGAGACGTATTTCTCGGATTCGGTTGCTTCACTCATGACCATTGCAGGGAGTTGAACTTGCACAGCGGTTGGTTGACGAAAACGAAGTCCTTTTTGTGTTCTTCGAACTTCGAAACGATCAGCTGCCCGTCGCATTCGTGGGCATACGTTGCAAAATCAAACCTCGATGTTCCGAGAGTCGACTTCTTCCAGAAGATTTGGCCCCCACACACGCGACCGATGCCAACGTTTTGGGGTCCACATTCCAAGATGAACCCTGGAGACCGCATTTGATCAAAAAGGACTGCTGCGGCATTTGGGTTTTCCCAGATCACCTTGCCGAACTGGTTGAACAACCGCTCGTCCTGAAGAGTGTCGTCAGCAGGAGTGAAGATCCAGCTGTCATCGCCTGGAACCATGTCGATCAACTCGTTCACCTTGCTGATCCCCTTCGGGTCGTCTTCGCATCCCTGTTGCGCCACAAGCATCCTCAATTCGAATGGATGCGGGGCCATTCCCCACAGGTAAAATGCGGAACACACAGAAGCGAGGTGCGGCCTGGCGGACGCCATTAGAACGTAAAGCCTCGGCCTGGAACGAAAATCAGCCATGGGAAAACAATGGGGTGGTTGAAGAGAGAACAGGCCTCCACTTTCTGTCGAAGATCCTCGCACTTTCTCTCAGCATCGCTTCCTTCGTTGGAGAGGTCGTTTGGCTTTCATCATGGATGCCTGTTGCAGTCGGGTCATACATGACCCTCCATCCGGCAGCACCCATTTTCATGCAGAGATCCGAGTCCTCGGAATAGCAGTCGAAGCGTTCATCGAACCCTCGAACATCGTACAACGCCTCCCTCCGAATCAAAGCGGCTGCGAATGTTACGTCCTCCATGTCGCAAGGCTCGGTGATCGAAGGGGTTCGTTTCCTGTGGTCGATGTGACCGAAACCAATCGCCCCAGGTGGCCTGAATTTTCCGCCGTGTTGGATCGTTCCATCCGGGTATCGAAGGAGGCACCCGACAACCCCAACTGTTGGCAACGCTGTTCGCTTCATCCGTTCGACTGCACCCGGGTCAAGGTAGCAGTCGTCGTTTAGCAGCAGCAGGAATCGTCCTGTGGACTGGCGGATTCCACGCATGTTGGATTTGCCGTACCCGAGGCGTTCCCCAGTGGACTCGACAACCCTAACTCCCATGCCTCGAACCGAGTCCGAAACTGTGCCGGCCCCATCCAAGACGACAACCACTTCGTCTACCTGGGAGATGACGGACTTGACGCATTTTTCGAGTCGATCGCTTCGGTGCAGTACAGGAATGATCGCCGACACACGTTCGGAGCTATACGAACCCCACTTCAGGCGAATCGCGCCGGCCACAACCTCAGGCGAAATGACCCTGCATGGCGGGTTCTTCTCGTTCTTTGGGCAAATGAACTGGTTGCACCGAACGCAATCCAAGTCTGGAGCAACCGAAATCCAGTCCGTCAGGTTGGTGAGGCGCAACCGGGTGTCGTTGCATTGCTCAAGGGCAACGATCGGCTTGTTGAATGCTGCCGCGATGTGCATGGGCCCGGTGTCAGGTGTCAAAACCAGATCAGCCTCGGAGATGATCGCCATCAGCTGCCTGAAGTTTTTGATGTCGATGTCAGCGAATCCGGTCGGTCTCCTGACCCATCCGTTTGGCTTTGACCATATCAAGGATCCGAACCCTTTGAGGACTCGAGGCAGGGACTCTACGCAACCTCGATCCCAGTACCTGTTCGGCCAACTGCCGCTTCCGTCGACAACCACAATCCTGGGTCTTGGAAGACCGCCAAGCAGGCGCAATGCGTCAAGGCGTTCAGAATCTTCGATGCCAAGCACTGGAACCCTGTTGACCATATCGGGCAGGCGTATGCCCTGGCGTTCGAGTTGTGGAGCGGCAGCCTCCATGAACAGCAGGGCAATGTCCTTCCTGTCTCGCTCAATGTTTCCCTCGTAGGTCTTGTCAAGCTGCACCGTTGGATGTCCGTTCGTCAGCCACTCGTCGATGTGTGGATGACCCTGAAGTGCCTGAACAATGGTTCCCTCGGTGATGAACCTCGTCGCGACTCCCTCGGGTTGCAGCTTGGTTGCGATGATCGACGCAAGTATAACGTCTCCATAGGCTGCTCTCCTTTGGATCGTGATAGTTTTCGTAGGTGTTGGTCGGGAATTTCCGCTCGCGACTGCTGTCATGCGTTCCCGCTTGATCCAACAGCTTGGATGAAGGTCATCCACGCTTTGAGAATCCATCCTCGCTCTGATGGTCTCGATTGGCATGAACACCTTCAGTCGGAGAGGGCATCCGCAGGCATCGCAGAACCCGAGCTTGTCTTCGTGCGACGTGCAAAGCCCGAGTGCGTTTTTGACGATCGTCTGCTTCCGGATGGCTTCAGCGATCGATTCCGTTAGGGTATCGACCCAGTCCTTTTCTGGTCGGTTAAGCGGACACGACGCGCAGGTTTTCGACCTCTTGTCGGCAACCATAACCGACACTGGAGATGCCCCGTCCCCGAGCCAATCAGCCAATGTGCTTGCCCCCCTCGAGATCCCTCGAACCCTGGCGAGAATCCTTTCAAGCATGTTTCCGCTTCGAGCACGTGCCACAACTGCTTCCCCGCGGGCGCCCTGTTCCGGCTGCATCAGCAATTTTTTTTTTCCGTCATCGTCGCCTGCGACGATCCAGTCGGCAGCGTGTTCAGGTGCGTCCGTTAGGATGCGGAGAGCCGTTTGGTGCATCAGGTCATGTTCAACCTCGGTGCGATCGACACTGAGCTTGTACGCCCGATTTGCGAACCTGTGGGCAATGATCTTGTCGACTGTTCGATCGAAGTTGTCCGACTTTGGGGACGGGGCTTTCCAGCCGGTTGCCGTCTCCGTGTAGATCCATCCTCCCTTGGGTGGCCAAGCCCGTTGGACTTTCGCACGATTCAGCAGGTATCTCATGAGTAGACGAGTGCGTGTCTTTCCGCGAGGACCGAGAGGCTCTTTCGGCGTTTCATCACCCAATCGGGGGTTCGGGATCCATTGGACAGAGATCGAACCGCGGAGCCAATAACAAAACCGTGCCTCCTTGCCGCTTCCAGCCCAACGACGAAGCCGTCCCAAAGGTCGGGACTTCGCCCGGTCCGCTTCTTCATGTCCTCCTTCGGTTCAACGTCAACCACGGGAGCTCGGCGCCTGGATGTCTTCGATGCGTTGTGGATCCATTCTCGCATGGAAGCCTCTTCAACGCTCTCCGAGTCGATTCCGCGCAGTTGGCCGGCTTCAATCAGGTAGTACGATGCAAACCACAAGGCTGACACCTTCTTGCCGTATGCCTCGTTTTCGGTCCTGGGATCCCCGTCGCGAATCATCCGTTCATCCGGCGGACCTCCAAACGGAACCGCGAGGACTGCTGGGCTCCAATGCTTCGCGAGTGCCAGTGCAAGAGTTCCGGCGACGGTGCTGTCAAAGGCGAAGTTCTGCGGCTTGATGCCCCTGTCCTCTGCCCAGTTTTTGACGAAGAACGCGATTTGATCTTCGGACGTGGTCTTCGATGAGGCGTCGATCGGAACGAGGGTGAGCCCAACGGATGCCAACAACTGCTTTCCATCTCGGTCTTTGCCGAATCGGAGGTGCCGCAGAACGCACCGGTCTCCACCGATGCCTTTGTACGCCGGATCAAGGCCCGCAACGTCGGTCGTTCCATCAGCCCCCCAGATTGGCTGATCGAATGCTCCCCGCTGTTCGCAAAGCAGCCGCGTAATCAGCCGGCGCGTCGAAGATTCCCGGGGCATGACGCCCAGGTTCATCATCGTGAACTGAACGCTCCCCTCGCCGTAGTACCGTAGGTCTTTCTCGATTTGCTCCGGGGTGATCAGGTATCCGTAGGGGTTCAACCCTCGAGGAAATCGGTAGTTCGGGCTGTCGTATCCAGACAACTGGACCGCAACCCCGCCGCGGGTTCTCCATCGCCTGGTTGCGGGCGTCGGGTCGTATGAGGCCCACCCGCCATCCTCGGATGCCGGTTCAGCTGCGATCCCAAGGGCATCCGTTTGCTCCTTCGGATTGCCCATGCAGATGAACTTGAACGATGGGTTCTTCCGCAGGTTCGCGATGGAATCCAGAAAACCGCGCCCCATCAGCGATGCCTCGTCGGCGATGAGCATGACCCGGTCGTTCTTCAGTCCAACGTAGTTGGAAAGCCCAACGAACGTCCCTCCGACCTTGCAGGCGACACCGACAATCCCATCTCTGAAGTCCTGGGCGAGGTCGTTCTCGTCGCCAGTGGTTGCGCTGGTCAGCATGAACTTGCTCTCGATCAGCCTTCCGGGGAGCTTCCTGCGGATCTCCCTGGCGTCGTTGAACAACTGCTTGATGCTGCCCCAGATTCGAAACTGAAGACCGTCCTTCGTCGTCGAGGACATCACGACGGATGTGCCTTTCGGCCACACCCAGAACGTGCAAAGGCCGTATGCCGCCGCCGTGAACGTCTTGCCCGTTGAAGCCGGCCCCATGACCGCAATCTCGGGTTCTGTGGCGAACTCCCGAATCAAGGTTTCAGCGTAGATGTGCCAGTCGAACGAAGGCCAAAGTGCCGAGATTGCAGCCTTGTAGTGGAACTCGAGACCCTCTCCGATGCCGTCGATGAAGCCCCCATGTCGAATCATCGCCCGCTCGATCACCCATCGATCTTTCGTTTTCCAGTCGAACGCCCTCAGGTAGGGGTAGTCTTTGCCCTTCGGGTCCGCTTTTCCTCTCATGGAAACGTGCTTGCGATTATGGCCCAACGGGTTTCCTATCCAACCACCAGATGCCAGTCAATGCCAGAGAGCCGATACTGGACGGCTACCTTTCGGTCGAAACCGGGGTCGACGGAGGATTCCCACCCGCTCTCATTCCGAAAACGTCAGTCCACTGGGCTGTCAACACGACCTTTCGTGACGGCTGGCCCGAGGCCCGCCCAGGCTGGATCAACAGGGAGATGGACTTCGGCGAGGATGAAGACCTCCGTTCTGGGCTTGAGGACGGATACTTCCAGGGGGCTGGGACGTATCAGTCTGACGATGGACGGGCCCTCATTGCCGTGTCGGTAAGCGGACGGATCTTCACGATCGACATCACCAGCAATTACCTCGTCGAGGAGATCACCATTTCAGGCGACACCAATCAGGTCAACGAGCGGTATGCTTGGTTCTGCCAAGCCGAGAATCACCTCGTCTGTCAGAACAACCTCAATCCTGCGTTTCTCTACAACGGCGCCACAAGCCGCCGGGCCGGCGACAAGGAGGTCCCAATCGGCGGTCCGATGGCATACGGCAGAGGGCGCCTTTGGGTCGCCCGCGGATCCCAGTATTTCGGAGGGGACATCGTCTACGGGGACCCAACCTATGGACGTGCGAACGTCATTCGGTTCACCGAAAACGAGTTCCTAAACGAAGGAGGGGCTTTCGCCGTTCCACAGGGCCCGGTCACCGGAATGGCGTTTGCGGCGAACTTGGACGATTCCCTTGGCGAAGGGGAGATGATCGTCGGGACCCTTGGTGATGTTCACAGTTTCGAAGCTCCTCTCGATCGGGAAGTCTGGAAGAGCCTCGAGCAGCCTCTTCAGCGATACGCGGCACGGTCGTTTGGATGCGTCGGTCACGATTCGATTTGCATCGTCAACGGAGACGTCATCTACCGCTCGCCGGACGGGATCAGGTCGCTTCAATACTCCAGGCGCGACTTCGGTTCCTGGGGGCAGACGCCGATTTCTCGCCAAGTCGAAAGAGCATTGCGTCACGACACCGAGCAGTATCTGTACGCTTCAAGTGCCGTGAACTTCGACAACCGTCTGCTGATGACGATTCAGCCGCAGATGGACAACGAACACGGTGTTTGGCACCGGGGGCTTGCGGTCTTGGATTACCACCTTGTCTCGGGAATGGGGACCAAGATCCCGCCGTCTTGGGAGGGTGTCTGGACTGGCCTAAGAATCTTCAGGATCCTGACCTTGAAGGTCGAGAACGTGATCCGGTGCTTCATTCTGGCTTTGAACGACACCGGGAAGTTGCAGCTGTGGGAGGTGACGAAGAACGCCCTCTTTGATCGAGACGACGAAGACAACATCCCCATCCAGTGGATCGTCGAAACGAGGGGCATGACCGCAGACACGCCGACCAGGTGGAAGCGGTTGATGGGCGCGATCCAATGGCTCGATGAGATCAAGGGGGAGGTTGCTGTTCAGGCGTACTACAGGGCCGACGAGTCGGCTTGCTGGCACAACTGGGACAGGTGGTCCGCTTGCGTTGAGTATCGGAACTGCAGCACGAACGCGATTTGCCCAACGTACCCATACGCCGCATCCCAGGAGATCCAGCCGCTTCAAGCCCAGTATCGCCCTTTCATAGGCCTGACCCAGCCGCCTGACGTTCCTGAATCTCAACACGGCGGTTTGACTCGAGACGGCTTCGAATTCCAGCTGCGGCTCGAATGCTCTGGGCGCTTCCGATTGAAGCGGCTGCAGATGATGTTCGACTTGATTGCCCAGCCGCTCTGGGGCGACGCCAGGGCAACGGAATGCGCCGAACCCGAGGACGGGTCCTGCAACGAGGACGCTTGCGCTTCGCTCCTTTGTTGCGCTCGGGATGATTACGGATACCACATCGACTCAGACGACGACGAGTTCCCGACAGATCCCAGCTATCCGACGTATCCGGATGCGTATCCAGCAGGAACGTATCCTGATGGAACGTACCCAGGCGGCGGCGGTGGCGGCGGCGGTGGCGGCGGCGATGGCGGAGGCGGCGATGGCGGAGGCGGCGGTGGCGGCGGTGGCACAGATCCCGTTTTCGATCCTCTCGGTCCATCGGATTACCCGACCCTGACTGATGCGTGCGATGACGGGACGATCATTTGGGTGGAAAGCAACTACGTTTGGTCTTTCGGGCCGACCGAGAACCCGAACGACCTCCTGACACCGGATCAGGTTGCCTGCCATGTTGCATTGCACGGCATCGAAGTTGCTGACGCCATCTCGTTCTACGAGGGATTGGGATACGTCGTGACGGAAGCCTCTGGTGCCAAGTGGTACTACTCCGGTTATGTGGGTGTTCTTCTTGCCATGTTCCTGAAGTCGACGTGCGATCCAAACGATGGAATTGACGACCACTACGTTTCGTTTTCAGGGTACACAACACTGATCAAAGGCATTTGCGTCCGGTCTCCATAGCGAGGTTCACCATGGGAACATCAATCAGACTTTCAGCTGGGCAACTTCCTCCGCCAGCCTGCTATGAAGGCGAACAGGACCGGTTCGAGGCATACGTCGCCGCGATCGTGGCAACGCTTTCTGGTGGCGTTCAATGGACATTCCAAACGGACACGCCCATTGACGTTGCCCTGTACTGGCTCAGGAAGGGGTCAGACTCGAGGCCCCGGGGCCCGAGGCAGTTCACCGTCGATGGACGGTGGGTTCCCTGGCTCGAGATCCCGGTTTGGGGGGACACAAGCGGAGGAGTCGTCAACGCCTATACGCTGACGACCGGGCATTCGTTGGTGTCTGCGGCTGTGAAGGTGACTGGTCGCCGGGTGCTTTTCATTGCTGAGGCGACGAACACGGCAGCAAGCACTCTGGACGTTGACGGAACGGGCGCGGTATCCATCACCCGGCATGGAGGTGACCCACTGTTGGCCGGCGACTTGGTTGACGGGTTCATTTACGAGGTGATCTACAATGCCGCCGGCCCCAGGTGGGAACTGGCGACTCCGGTTCCTCCGACAGACGTGGTTCTTCCTGTCCTTGTGACAATCAACGGGAGCGTCCCTGCGACGGGGAGCTCGCAGACATTCGCCCACGGTAAGACCGTCGAGCCCGACTTCACCGAAGTGGTTCTGGTGTGCGACTCAGCCGATCGCAGCTATGTGGCTGGTGATTTGGTCAAAGCAGAGAGCTTCTTCTGGACGTTCAGCAATTACGCGCAACCGCTGTTCTCAATCTGTATCGACGATTCTGAGGTGACACTCAGCCGTGGAAGCAACGTCGATGCCTTGGTTTACGTCGCTCCAAAGGGAGGCGCCGGATCGACAACGGCAACAGCTGTTGACCTGACGAAGTGGAGCGTTCGGGTGAAGTGCTACTTCATCTCCTAACCATAATGTCATTCGTGAAACAAAGGATGATCGAGGTTTACCCGCAAAAGCGGGAAAGATGGTTCCTAGTTGAAAAAGACGAATCGTTGGCTAATCCGTCTTGGGAAAGCATCATCGGAAAACCCGCATCGTTTCCACCATCTAGCCACACTCACGAAACATCTGGGGGAGATGTGTTCGGTCCGGCTTCAGCTACAGATTCAGCCATAGCATTGTATGACGGAGTCACAGGAAAGCTGATCAAAGACAGCGTGGTAACCGTTGACGCCAGCGGAAACGTTTCTGGTGTTCAGGAAATGACGATGAAGTGCATCGATGACGGAACTCCGCACATCGTCAGAATTAGACTTGATGCCGACGCTTCTGCTGCAGCCGGATTC